TCTCGCTAACTGCTCTCTTTAATGCTTGTGCTTGTTGATTACCACTTATAGGGTCAAATCTATCATCGTTCATAAATAGAACTCCTGCTGGTCCACCATTTTGGAATGATGCAACGGCAGCAGTCTTGGCTTCGTTACTTCTAGTTAAAGTTCTTGCTGCTGCTAATAATGGACTTTGCCCATAGAGCTGTCCACCTGTAACTGTCCACTCAGGATTGAACATTTTATCGTGTAAGATTTCTTTAGTATCAAAGGACCACATTGCTCCGTAGTATAATTGGTAGCCAACTCTGGTTGGTGGGAACATTTCAATGTTTGCGATAATAGCCATATACTGAGCAGGTAAGGCAAATAGTTCAAACGGCTTACCTTGATTGTTTCCTGTTTCAATAAGTTTTCCATATATAAATGAATTTCCTGTTATTAACTTAAATCCACACCATTGCTCAATTAAATCTGCCCAAGTATCTTCTCCGTTAGGATATTTTAATAAGTCGTTTAATCTTTGGTCTCCTGTATATATCTCAAATGCTTTCTTGTGTAAATCATTTACCTCCTGCCAGTTAGTAATCTTATCTGGTTGTTTGATTAAGGACTTGTATCTTTTTGCAGATACTTCATCTTTAACTTTATAAACGTGGAATGGAGCAAGTTTAGCTTTATCAGTAATTAATTTTACAATTGAATATACTATATCGTTAGCCGTATATCCATCTCTTACAAATGCTCTTGAATCACCACCTTGCCAAGTAACGATACCACGTTGAATAGCGACACTTGTATCAAAAGGAATATTAGGTAATAGAGTGTTTATCTTCTTTTTAGTTAAGAAGTCAAAAAATGCCATATTATTAGAATTTAAACAAAGTTATGATTTTTACATCAAAATACACTTACTTGAAATCTTGGTGAATATTCAAAGAACATTCTCATAGCCAAACAATCACTAAAATCAGGTGAACGACCTATCGCTGCTTTAACTTTATCTTTAGGAATTACTCCTTTTTTCATATCGTTATCTACTGACTTTTGTTTGACTTGTTCTAGTTCCTGAATGATAGTTTGTTTTTGTTTTCCATCTGCTTGAATGTAAAGTTCTGCTTTGTTAACCATATCTGCTAATTTAAAATAGCATTGAGACTTTAGGTTATCAAAGTTTTCCTTTTGTCTTGTTACTGGGTTTATTAATGGAGAACTATTATTGACAAATCCTTTGCATCTAAGAATATCTACAACTCCACCTCCTACTCCATCCTCATCGCAAACTATATTAGATGTAGGTACTTTGTGTTCTGTTGCAAAGTTCTTTATAAGTTCAGCGACCTCAACAACTGATTTACCATTGAATTGATAAAACCTAACACGAAAGCCACTCCATATACCAATAACAGTACTATCATTACCAAAGCGTGCCACATCACAAGTAATATAAGAATCACCGATAGGAACAAAAGAGTTACTAAAAGAATCAAGTATTTTATCATAGTCTATAAGTTGTGCAGGGTCATCTAAGTATTCCCAGTTACCAAATAAAAGCCTCTCCTTTGAAACACTATCCAAAGTTAGTAAGTTCTCCTTGTAATGCTTAGAGATGTAAGGGTTATCATCTATCAAAGAAGTAATAAACTTTTTATTCTTTGCTATACTTCCATCTTGTTGTGGCTTATAAAATTCCGAGTAAGTCCAATTCTTTGCTGGGTTGCAAGTGTAAAGAATCTTAGGCACTAAATCGTTTTGGTCAAGTTGGAATCTTATCCTTGATTTGATAATGTTTCTAGCCTTGTCATCTACTTGATTAGCCTCATCAATAAATGCATCGGTAATCTCTAATGAACCTAATTCATCAAAGTTAGGGTCGGAAGGGTAGGAGTAAAGGTCTTTGAGTAGTATAGTAGAACCATTAGGGAATTCTATCGTAGAAGATTGAGCATTGAATTTAAAATGCTTGTTGGCTTCTAGCCCTTGCATTTTAGCTATTTGAAAGAAGGAGACTAAGGTAGTTTCTTTTAGGGTTTTCAATACGGCTCTCCCAATTAGTCCTCTTGTATTAGGATATTTTAATCTTTGTTTAAGTTGCCAGTAGCAACCTAACGCAGTCTTTCCTCCGCCTCAACCTGCCCCGCCTCCGAAAAGAACCTCGTTTGTGCGAGTATCTTCAAGAAGGTCAAGGGCAGTAGTTTGTTTTATTGATAGTTCCATTAAATAAATTGCTTGTATGTCTTGTTTTGTAATATATCTTTTATAACCCATTCAGATACTTCGTATGCTTCAGCTAACATTTTTCTTGTTATAACATTTGGAGTATAAGTTTCTCTAATTTCAATTACTTGTTCTCTAGTTAGATGTTTATTTTCCCCTGAATAAAAAAAGAATCTACCCATCATTATTGAATGCTGAGTGTTTTGCTTTGGAGTAACCCATTCAAGGTTTTCAACTCTATTATCAGTCTTGATTGCGTTTATATGATTTACTTGTGGCAAATTGCTTGGGTTAGGTATAAAGTTTTCAGCTACTAATCTATGTACTTTTCTTGTTACTAATTTACCATCTTTCATTAAACCAACCCTACGATAACCTTTATTATCAGTTGCTGGTTTTAGGATGGCTTCTCTACCTTTTACTCCATATTGAGTTTTAGTTAAAATGTCTCCGTTTGGATATATCCAATAAAGACCCTCAAATCCTTTTAGTTCTTTCATATCTTTTTTTTACAAAGATACTAAGTTTTAACCACTCCCCAAATTATAGGCTTCCTTTGTTTTCTACATAGGTTTTTTTCTCCTCCCAATTTATTTGCAGTCCTCCAGATAGTTCAATCTCGTTGGTTTGTTTTGCTTTGCCTTCTAGTCTATCAAGAATCTCCTGATAAGCCTTTAAATCCCCTTTAAATGCCTTTTGAAGTACCATTATATCTAATTGCTCTGCCACAGTAAACTCTTCTTTCTCTCCTGTAATTGGATTAGTCTTTACTTGCACTAATTCTAATAATCTTAGCAATCTGGTCTTGCTATTTGGAACGCCTTTAGGTCGCCCTGCTGGGTTGCCTGATTCCCCTTTCTTAAATTGCCCTATTTCCTGATTTGGTATTGCCATATCGCCTGATTTTAGCCTGTTAAGGCAAAGTTACCCCATTCTTCTTGATTTCCAATGTTGGGTCTAGTTTACGCATCCTATCTACAATAACTTGGCAGTACTTTGGGTCTAATTCCATACCATAGCATTTGCGTTTAAGTTGATGTGAAGCAATCATTGTAGTACCTGTTCCACAAAATTGGTCTAATATAATGTTGCCTTCTTTTGTAAATTGTAATGCCCATTCTGGGACGTCTATTGGAAATGTTGCAGCGTGTACACTTGAAAACTCATTATTTCTATTAGGTTTGCCTCTATATATATTTGGAACAGTCCCTCTAAAATTTGCATTAGGAATTGCCCTAGATGCTTTATCTTTTGAAGATATAAAAAACATATATTCCCAAGCAGATGTCATTACATTTTCAGCCATTGCAGGGGCTCCGTGTCCTTTATCCCATATTGCTACATCTATAAAATTGTCTTTATATTGATATAAATATTCAATTAATGCTATTTTGTTACCAGCTAAACTTTGAATATTGCAAATTAAATAATCACTATTTAATAATGCGTTATTTGTAAATCCTACTAATAAATCTAAATAATTATCTTTTGTTTGATTGTCATTATATTCATTGTATTTATTATCTATTGTATGAGTATTTCCACTTAATGCCTCACTTTTACCTGCATTATATGGTGGACTTGTAAATGATAAATCAGCCTTTTGTCCGTTCATTAGCTTTGCCACTTGGTCGCTATCTGTACTATCCCCACAAAGTAATCTATGTTCGCCTATCTCAAATAAATCTCCTAAGACAATATCTGTTTCAATGCCTCCCTCTGGAGCTGCAAAGTTATCTTCTTGTGCATCTAAGACTTCTGCATCAAAGTTTGGTATATCTAAACCCCATTCAGTTAATTCTAAGGCATCCCAGTTATTTGCTAGGTCATCCCAGTCCCATTCGCCATAGCCTACATTATCCTTAACAATAAACTCTTTCTTTTTATCCTCACTAAGATTGTTAGCGTGTATTACTGGAACATCGGTAAGCCCAGCTTCAAGACAAGCCTTTAGCCTCATATTGCCTCCTAAAACCATATTATTCTCATCTATTACAATAGGTCTAAGTTCTAGCATTTGTGGAAAGTCCTGAATAGACTTTACAAGTTGTTTAAACTTATGGTCCTTGATTAATCTAGGATTATTAGGATTAGATTTGATTTCTTGAATTAGCATCTGCCTTGTCGGTTATAAGGTTTAGTAGGTTTGTCTTTAGGACCAGAGTTCTTTTTAGCCTTTCCTTTTTTCCTTGCTCCAAAGGAGACCTTGCCATTAGGATTTAGTTTCGCCATACTTTTCGTTTATTTCGTTTAATTCTGTTCTAGTCCATTTCTTTATTAGTCTGCACTGACTTTCTAAGTGTAATACCATTCTTTCGCCTATCTTATCTATTAGGTTTCTTCGGTAGCCTATTAGGTGGAATTGGTCAAATCCATTACAAGCCTTGCACTCTCCGTTTACATTATACTCATCAAATCTTAAAGCTGAACTATTCTTGACAGGCACATAATGACCTGCATCCATTTGGGAGGTATCTTTAGTAGAGCCACACGATATGCAAGTAAAATATCCATTTTGACTATCTCTTTGTCGTATATAACGATTAAAAATTGTTTGTGTCTTTCCTGTAAGTTTTGGAATGGTTTGTAATGCCATAGCACAAAATTAGATTATTTCTTAATACGGAACGTTATTTGTCTATTTTGGTACTCAAATCGTTTCTTTTTCAGTGGGTTAAGGCTTTCCTTTATCTGGTATTCATTTACTCCTGTTACTCTTTTTGCGTAGGCTACTGACTTAAATTCTATTTCCTCTTTTGTATCTATAAATATTAATTTTACTTCTTGTGCGTTTTCGTGTCCTTTTATCTTACTCATATTTTTGGATGTATTCTTTTATTTGTATGTAAATCATTACAGAGCAGTAAACCAATAGGAATACTGGAACTGAGATAAAAAAGAATTTAAACATTTGTAGTGTTTCTTTCATAGTTCGTTGTCGTAATAAAGTTTAAGGGAATATTTTTTACATTGTTGTCTCATAGTTTCCTCATCTACCATCATATCCTCTGGCTTCTTAGCTTGTGCCAAATGATAGGCTTTTACTTTTGATTTTATGTACTCAGCTTTCTCTGTGCTTATCTTTAGTAGTTTTCTTTTCCATAAATAGTCAAAGCATTGATAGTTTAGGAATCTCCAGTCCTTCTTAGATGTTTTCCAATACTCGGCTTCCTCTCGCATTACTTGTTCTTCATCTACTTTCATTTCTATTTGTTTAGGTTCTTCAATTGTTTTGTTTCTTACTTGAACTGCTATCTTCTTATAGGCATTCATTACTTCCCCAATTAACTTAGGGCTGAAGTTTATATGATTGCCAATAGTAAACTTATCCTCTGCAAACATCTTAAATGCTACTCCCAGTTCCTTTAGTTTGTATTGTCCGTAAGATTCTATCGTAAATGAAACGCATAGATTAAATATTTGGTTTGTTGGTACTTGCATCCCACTCAAAGCAATACAAGTCTTTAAATGCTCTGTTACTTCTATCCTTGAGCATTTGCCAATGTGCATAGATTCCATAGCCTTATAAACCTTTATTTCATCCTTATCCAAGATTTTTAAGTCGTTCCCATTCAAGTTCTGCGTAGCTAAGTTTTGTACTAATAGTTCGTTCAATAATTTCATCGTTGAAAGATTTGTTGTTTAGATAGGTTGTTGGATGCTTACGGAATTGTTTATCAGGGGTTGATTTAGCATATACTGGTGCGTGTTGTAAAGCTAAAGCCTTTTCCTCTTTATTTAAAGTTTTCCAAGCCTTTTCTGCTTTATCCCTAGATTTCTTATAATCGTATAAATCCCAAAATTCCTCAAACTGCTCATCTAGTATTTTAGTTTTATTTATAGTTACAGTTCTAGTTTCAGTT